TGTAACCAGCAAATCGGCCTTAGTGCGTCAAAATCTGAAAAAAATAAAAAAAATAATTTCTGGTCTATATAGGTGTTTCTTGTGTATATTCCCCGAAGTAGACCTTTTTAACTGAGGAAAGATTATGCCTAGAGCCAAACCATCCAAAACTACGGGAAAACCTATGGAAACGCGGGGAAGACCACCGGCTAGTGTGAACCAGCCGTTGACCCGCAAGCAGGAACTGTTTGTTAAGGAACTGGTTAGCAAGGACGGGCAGATAACTTTGAGAGACGCGGCAATCAATGCCGGATACTCTGTATCCTCTGCTCACACGCGGGCTTATGAATTAACCAACCCGCATATGTCACCCCATGTTGTCGCCGCTATCCAATCTTATCGGCGGGAACTGGATGAGAAATACGGCATCACATACCAGCGTCACATCCGTGACCTGCAAGTAATTCGGGATATGGCTTTGCAGAACGGGGCTTACTCTGCCGCCGTGCAGGCTGAGTATAGACGGGGGCAAGCACAAGGCGATATCTATGTCAGTAAATCTGAAATCCGTCATGGGTCAATCGACAGCATGAGTAAGGAAGATGTTTTGAAAGCACTTGAGGAGATTAAAAACAGTTATGCCCCAATCACAATCGACATCACAGCCGAAGAAAAAGACAACACCGGTAATCGCGGTAAAGCGAGAGGCAGGCTTTTACAAGCAAGTGAAGGAAGCCGCACAGAGGACGCGGAAGAAGTGGAACTTGACGAGGATTGAAAACTATATCGGCGCGGGCATCCCAGATGTTTTGATTTGTGATGAGCGCGGCGAGTTTCATCTTGTCGAGTTAAAGTTTACCACCAGCAACCGCGTTGAACTGCGGCCAGCCCAAGTTGCGTGGCTTACTAAACACCAGCACGGGTCATGCTGGATTTTGATTAAGCGGCAGACCAAGCCGACCGAACCGGCGGAATGCCTTTTGTATCCGGCAAATGCGGCGGTTGATTTGAAGATGGACGGCATTGAAGCAGTCGAGCCGTTATTCCGTTGCCAACAGCCATTTCATTGGGAAACAATTTTTGACTTGATAAGTCCTATATAATCGCATACAATGGAGCATCGTTAACAAACTACGGGAGTAAAACGATGCCAAAATATAGAGTAGCCATATGCCTAGATGAAGGCGTGATTGTTGAGGTCGATGCGGTTAACGCCGAAGAGGCGGAGGCGGAGGCCTATGCGCTTGCCGATGAAATGGGCGGGACTAATTATCCCGAACAATATGAGCCGAACCGTGTTCATCGTTCTTTTTGGACGCAGGATGTTGAAGAGGTGAAGTCATGAGCGCGGTTGATTTCAAAATCTTGGCGCAGGATGACTTGCGCGATATTCGGGGCGATGCGTCACTTGTGGACTATGTCGCAAATCTTTTGGAGCAACTTTACAATTCTGACCCAGAATTGCGCCAAGAGTTTAATATGTGGTGGGATGATTTACAGGGGGCGGGTGATGAGTGAAACAACCGAACAGCGTATGCTAAAGGGATTGCGCCAGTTAATTGATTATAATTGGGGCAGTGAACAGCAACACTATTATGAAGAAGGTGAGCCAGATAATCATGTTTTTCGGGTGTTGCAGGATTTGAACTATTGGCTAACAGAACGGGAGACCGCCAACTAATGTTTATTTTTCGATTAATAGGCCGCTTGCTATATGGAAGCGAATATAACAACCTGAAACGGCGCACCCATGAACTACCCAAACCAAGACGCCGAAAATAACTAAATCAAAAAATTAGCCCCGTTGTATTGACGGGGCTTTTTATTTGGGGTATATATGGGACTAATCGCATATAACTACGGGAGTTAAGACGATGGAAAAAAATGAAATAGTTATCCGGATTGATACCGACTGGATTGAAAGCCTGCTGGAAACCAACACGGAAACCGCCGCAACCGTGCTGGATATATTGCGCCAGCATGATGACACTTTTTTCGATTATATGGACATGGCCATTCGCGAAATGTTTGAAAACTGGTGCAGGGAAAGCGGCGACCCGCATATGGGGGATGAAACCGATGCTTAAAACTACAGCAATATCGCAGGCAAATAAAACAACCGGTTGCGCCGTCACCTATAGGGCGGGCAATCGGGATAAATTTGGAACCTGCCCCGCATCCTGCGAACTAAATCCCAGCGGGCGCGGATGTTCAGAAATGCAAATTGATTATGAATATCTTGACGCATTGCTGGACGCCAAACCGAAGCGCGGGCATAGTTTTACCTATTCCCACTTTCACCCGTTATTCTGGGCGCATAAACTGGCCGGAAATAAAACCGTTATCAACTACAGCGCGGCCAACCCCGAAACCGCTATCCTAGCCCGCCAGATAACGGACGCCCCTATCGTGACCGTTGTCCCTGAAAACTATTTTGAAAACGGGAAAAATAAAACGCTGGAAGGCGTCCGGTTTATCCGATGCCCTGCTGAATATAACGACAGCGCAAATTGCAATAATTGCGGCGGGGATAAAGCCCCGCTATGCGCTAGGCTTGGCCGTGATTATATCGTGACCTTTACAGCGCACGGGAACAGCAAAAAGAAAATTGGAACCGACCAGCGCGGCGGATGCTATGCGACCGGCGGCAATGTAAACCTGCACTGGGAACACACCGCCAAGCAGGAACAAACCCAGACGGACGGCGACCGCTTGCGGGCTTTTGTTAAATCCCTGCCAGCGGGGACAACTATCCGCCACCATGTAGCGGGGGATATAGGCAAAGAATAGCCGGACAATCCCGCCCGCATATATAAGCCCCGCTGATACAACCGGCGGGGCTTTTTACTTTTTGAAAAAATTAGTTTGCATTATATGCGGGTTTATGAGATAACACCCCTGCGGGCAATCCTGCCCGCTTAACTACGGGAGCATTTAAGATGCAAAACATTATCGAAACAAACACAACCGAAACAGCCGTAACCGGCGCATATAAGACGGACGCCTTGACGCATGGCATCGGAAACAGCGCGGTTTCATCCAACTGGTGGAATCGCCCAGCCGATGAAAGATTTTTGTCGCTGGATGATATGCTGGCTTATAAACGGCAGGACGCCCAGAACATGACCAGCCGCATAGTAAACACCCATAAAATGCAGATTGTCGGGCAGTTTGATGAAAACAACCCCAGCAGGGGGGATATTTTGGTCGAATACACGGACGAAAACGGGGACGAACATATAAACACCCCGTCCAACTGGTCATTCGGCCAACTTGCCCAGTTAGCAGGCGCACCGGCAGGCTATTTGAAAGACCTGCCCGCACCTATTGCGGCGGACGCCCTACAATGGGGCTTGCGGTATAACCGCAACCGCGAACTGGTTAAGGCCTACGGCCACCGGTCGGAAGGCGGCAACCTGCGGGCGGCAACCGGTTCCGAATACGGGCGCATTTATGATTATGAAATTCTGGACGCCGTGAAGAAATTCGCCGACCCTGACCGCTGGAAAGTTCCGGGCATGATGACCGGCACCGAACACGGGCGGGCAATTTATGACCCCTTTGTCCCCGTGACACTGGACACGACAACGCTATTTGCCAGCGACCGCGATATTTTCGTTTTTTTGGTAGACGATACGCACCCGCTGGAAATTGGCAGATTGCCGAACGGCGACCCCGACCTTGTATTCAGGGGATTTTACGCTTGGAACAGCGAAACCGGTAGCAAGACAGCGGGCATTGCCGCGATGTATCTGCGCGGGGTTTGCATGAACCGCAATCTATGGGGCGTTGAGAATTTTCAGGAAATCAAAATCCGCCACACTAAATTCGCCCCCGACCGGTTTGCATATGAGGCCGCCCCAGCCCTGCAATCATTCGCACATGGCGCAACCGCTAATTTTCTGGACGGCGTAAAGGCCGCGCAGGACGCCAAGATTGCCAGCGATGATGAAAGCGCGCTGGATTTTCTGGCCAAGCGGGCAGGGCTAAGCCAGCGCATGGCAAAGGCCGCCGCCGCCCGTCACCTTGAAGAAGAGCAAAAGCCCGTCCGGACAGTATGGGACGCCGCGCAGGCGATAACCGCCATCGCACGGGACAACCCGCACCAAGACAGCCGCATAGACCTAGAGCGGAAAGCGGGCGCATTGCTGGACAAGGTCGCCGCATAATCACCGGCCACATATAACAACCCGCCCCGCCTTAACCGGCGGGGCTTTTTTATGCCCGCTTTACTTTTTGGAAAAGTTAGCGCATATTATCCCATAGGGCAGGCAATCCCGCCGCCCGAACTACGGGAGCATATGAAATGCAAAATGTTATCGAACTACAAATCCGGCCATCCGATGTTTTACTGGACAGGGTTTTGAACCCCGCCCGATGCGAACAGATAGGGCAGGCCAGCCCCGATGATATTCTGGAAGCCTGCGGGATTATTCCGGATTTTTTCACCGCCGCCATTATTGGACACAATGCGCGGACGCTGGACGACATAGCCGCCGCGATGGATGCGGAATATCAATTCGGGGGCTTTTCCTACGCATGGCAGGGGACAGTCGAACCGAACGGGACATATAC